ACAATGGGCAATGCTCCATAATTTTCACTTCCAACAACTTCTTCCCCGTCTGCTTCTGTATATCTGAAATTTGTTTTATAAGCTCTCTTTTCCTGCATAATTTCAAAATTAAGGTTGCCGCTGTGCCGTCCACCACGGTATTTAGTATATCCGTCAATCTCATACAAGATAGCAGTAATTGGCTTGTCTTTATCCAATTGCCAGAACCTAATGCCAGCCATTAATGCCCCTGTTTCCTCATCCCAAAGTGGGACAAACTCTGTCAACGGAAATACATACAATTTATCAAAATTCCAAAACCCGAATGAAACACCATGAATCAACGCCTTGTAAGCGGCATCTTTCAACGCAGTATCAAAATCCTGTCCGAGCAATTCATCTGTAATATCAACTGTCTGTTCAACGCCGTCAACCATTCGTTTTTCTTTGTGTTCGCTAAACGAAACACCATTACCGAGCGAATACATGCAACGTTGAGTATTCAACCTGTGAAAGAAATTGCTGGCAATCTTATTGTTTGCCGCTGTAAAGTCCTGCACTGCCGCGCCCGTTCCCGTGAAAATTGTGCGGACATAATTATAAATTGTTTCATTCTTTTGGCGGTCGTAATTGTCCGCACTTACAGCAATTTTGTAATCTTCAGAAGAAACGTGCTGGTTAATCGCTTTGCTGATAAATCCTTTTACATCGTTCTGAGCTTCGAGAAAATCCTGATAAGTAAGAAGCATTCTTAATCACCGCCCCTTTCCGATGGTTGTTCTGTAATCATCCAGCTTTCTGGTAAAGATGCCGCCCACTTTATAAAATCGTGCCATTCTTTCAACTTGTGCCCCTTCCGCTGTTTGCAAATCTGCCGCAAAGCGGCATAACTCATCATGACGGTCCTCTGCTGGAGGAACCCGGACGGAAGATTTTCAATGATTGCTTTCCAATATTCCTTTTTCCCGTTATCGTTCTGACATGCAAGATAAGCCTGTCGCAACCGCTCTAAATCCTCTATGGTCTTATCAGACACATGGTCTGTAAACATATCCCGCGCGAATTCCCGCTTGGTGATGGTGTGCATCGTGGAGCAAGACAGCTTTTCGACCCCGACACGGTAGGTGTCGAACTCCTTCCACCAATAGAGCGGAGCATAAATCTCAGCCCAAACCATACACAATCGTAAATGTTTAGCGTGTTCCGTTCCTGCTTTGCTCAACTTCTCTGAAAGTTCCCGGTCACACTGTCCAATCTTGCCCGGTTCAGAATCACTTTTCAACCAACTATCATAAGGATTACGCATCGCATGAATCGCCGTATCAATTCCAGCCGTTTCCAATGTTTTAATTTTAATCATCTGTTAAGCCCCTCCAAATATTGAATTGTAGGTGGTTAGTCCTTTCCTGTCAAACAATCTGCAAACACAAGCCGCCGAATCCGGTGCGTCATCGTGTTCAGCCTCTTCTGTGTAATCCATAATTTGAGCCAAATACTCCGGGTCCGTTCCTTCTATCCATTCAATATTAGACCACCACTTTCTGAGATACTCGCTGATTTTTTGGTACTTGTTTTCTTTCTCATGATACACCCTAACAGGTAAACCCGGCTTTTTTTGCCGTATTTCTTTTGAGAGAAACCCTTTGTCTGCGTTATCCTCACAATATACCGGGGCACATTGCAAACGCTCAGAATCTGCAAGAATACGGTCAAGACATACGTCGATATGAGTATGCCACATTTTGCCATACAAGTAAAGCTTGTCTTTTACTCGTTTGCCACACGTAAACGCTGTGTAATCTTCTCCACCATAAGCCGCATCAATATGAGCGATACCATCTCGTAATGGATTGATGGGCACTTTTTCGCCGTTCTCCCTTTCTTCATACTGCTGTTCATAAAATTTGGGTGCCGTTTCAAACAACGCATTTTCTGCGGCGATTATTTGCAATTCATAATTGCAAGCGAAAAGTGATGGCGACATACTCTTCCTGATTTTCTGCAACTGTTCAGGCGTTATCAACTTTGTTGTATAACAATCATAAATGTGTATGTTATCCATCAATGTAAATACATCCTCAGAATGCCATCGCGTCCCAAGGTTGATAATCCTGCCGCCGCGATTTCGAATGTTTTGCAATTCCTGATATTGTAGTTTTGTCTTGTCGCGTTCTGCCTTGCTGGTTCTGTCAAGCACATTGCAAATATCGTCAGTGATAACAAGGTCAGCATGTTTGCCCGTGATTGATGATTTTAAACCGATACCAAGCAACTGCGAGGCGCCAGACGCAGACATGTAAAGACTTGTTGTGATTGCTGACGCAGTTGATTCTTTGAATTCAATAGGCTTTTTATACAATACTCGCGCAATGTGTTGTAATGTGTCGGATTCAAGTGCTTTTTTGACCATCCGAATCATTTCAGATACATCATTATCAGCTTTGCGCAGGAATATGATATTGCTGTCTGGCTTGACAATCATAAACAACGCAATGCAAATAGACAAAACAGAACTTTTGTAGCTCCCACGATGTGCAAGCAATGTGTAATCTGTTTTGCCTGTCATGATTTCGTGCATCCATTCATTATGCGGATAGCACAGAACATCCTTGAATCCGACATCCTGCGCTATAACATATGGATGATTTTTAATAATGTCTACGGTGTATTCAATTTCGTTCATATTCCCACCAGAGACCCGCTGACTGCTTCGACAAGCCGCGCATTACATTATTGATGGAATTAACACTTTTGAGCCCAACAGATTTTGCGGCTTCTTTTACGCTATTGTATTTTTTGACAAAATTGCCATTAAGGTCAAACTGCAAAATATGTTTCCCATGCTTTTCGGAAATTTTGCACCGTGTTTCTTCTGACAATTTTCTTTTTGTGTTGGCAATTCCTATTTTCGCGCAATGCTCTGCTGTAAACTTTTTGCCTTTCTTGGATTCTGACATTTTGCGCTTCGTTTCGTCTGTTGCTCTATGTTCTTTTTGCCCACCATAACTTCTATTGTAACCGTGCTTACGATCAGTGCTTTTATATTCCTGAATGTATTGAATTTCTTTTTCGTCTAATTCTGTTTCACTACATTCGCATAACAATTCCCATGAAAAATCAGAATGGTTTTTGTTGTAAGCCCTCTGCATATATTCGTTATCGTGCCTGTTACACCTTAATTTACTAAAATGATTACAAATTCTGTATTCAACGTCAACAGATTGCCCTATATACACTTTCCCATTTTCGGAATTTTTGATGATGTATATACCGACAATTCCGTGTTTCATTGTTCTCTCCCTTCCATAAGTTTCTTGACATAGTCTACACTTGCCTTGTATTCCATGTCAATATTGACTTGTTCAACCTTTTCAACGGGTTTCTGGCCGACAGTATCCCGCAACACTTCAAACGCCTTTACATTTCCTTTCAACGCTTCTTTGTAAAGCCGCGCCGTTAATGCCTGAGCGCCTGTAATCGTGCCGCCGTTTCCGTCCGTGACTTCACGTTCAAGAAGAACCTCAAGAGCCGCTCGGAGATCCCGTTTCTTTCTCCGCGCTTCCGCTGATGCTTTCCCCCCCTTGGACGCTTCTTCGGCAGTTAAAGCATGAGCTTCTCCACCCATAACCAAATTTTGAGTATTATATTCTCTCATTTATCACACCCCATTTATTGGAATATTCACCCTGCCATTCAACAAGTCAGTATATGTTCCATCTAACTTATAATGGATAATGTGTGTTCCCCACTTTTTTTCAATTGCTTTACAAGCCGCTTTTTCTCGTTCCAATGTTCGCATTGAAACAGTGCCGCCAGAATTGCCGTCATTGCCATGGAGAGCATTTACTGCGTACTTGTTCATGCGGAGAATTTTTCTGTACTTGTTCAACGCTTGAATACTTATATCATAATCATCTTTCAAAAACATCTTTTCATCATAAAGTAGATCATGATCCAAATGTCCGCAACAAGGCCCAAGGACTGGCTGAGTAAGCGAAAAAGGTTTATATTGCTGATAATTCCTGCCGTCCGTGTTTAAATTAAACCCAAACAGCGGGCAACCCCATTCATAAGCGAGATTTGCCGCTTGAATAAAAACGCTTTCGGCCTGTTCTGGGGTGAGCGGAATCTGCTGTTTAGCCCGTCCATGCTCTTTAAAATATTCCCCGCCCTCACACATGGTGAGCTTATCTACATCATCGTCAAGAATAATCAAGGGTCTTGGAATGTTTTTTAATATCCAATTGCTTTTTCTGGCTGTGTTCCCGTCCTCCGAATCAGGAATTGCAATAAACCGTTTTTTGTCTTTCCCATCTGTATAATCTTTCCATTGGCTTTCTGGAATAACATATTTTGCAGACTTGAAATAATCATATCCGAGCAAAGCGTTAGGCCGCTTGTAACTACGAATCATGATATTTAATTCAGCCATTCAAGCACCTTCTTTCCGTCAATAACTCTTCCGATCCCAGTAGGCTGTCCTTTCCGAGGAATCAAATCCTTTACCTTCTGCAAACCAAATTTTTCTTGTGCAACGTTCCAATCAAATTCATTATCAAAATACAAAACAATATAATTATGGCTGAGTAATAATTCCTCTGTAAAAGGTACTTCTCCGGGTTCCTCTTCCTTTTCTGTGACCGAATCAAGATCAAAACCGAAAAGCTCCATATCTATATCTTCAATATCTGCCAATTCCGATTGGAGCAATTCGTCAAACCATTTTGAAAGCTCTGCTGTTTTGTTATGCGCCAGCGCGTAAGCCTTCCGCTGTTCATCCGTCAAATGATCCAGCCTGATGCACGGCACAGAATCCATTCCAAGGCGTTTAGCCGCCAAGAGACGCCCGTGTCCTTCTACGATAATATTTTTATCCGACCAAATACCAATCGGGTCAGAGAAACCAAATTCTTCAATACTATTGCAAATTGCTTGTATATCCTTTTCCGAATGTTTCCGAGCGTTTTTGCTATACGGCTTCAACGAATCAACGGGCAAATACTCAATTTTCAGATTTTCCATTTTTAGTAACCTCCAATTTCTTCTCTAATCCGTCAACCAACGAACAACAATAACCGTCCCGCCGCTGATTATTATGTTTGCAATTCTGGCAATTTCGTGTTCCGTTGCTACATTGAACGAACAACCGCCACAAATCACCGTCAATCTTTTTCAACTTCTTTTTCCTCCGTTTTCTTTTCCATGTCCTTCAATACCAACATAATCAAATAATGGCTAACAGTTGTTCTTTGCTGTCGCGCCATCGTCTGCAAATACTGCCGTAGATCTTCAGGCAATCGAAAACCGAAAACCGCAGACAATCCGCATCACCTCCGCAATTAATGTTAGCACATTGTTCATACAATGTCAAACAAACGATAAACAACGACATAAAAAAAAGACCGCCGAAGCGGTCAATGATTTTAATCAACAAATCCGTGATTTACCAACAAAGCAGTATCTTCATCCCAGCAAACCTGTTCCCCGTTCTTTTCATATTCGAGAAACTCTTTCGCCTGTTCCACATGAAAATCAAGATTGTATTCAAACAAATACTTGGCTTTCATGTTTACGGTATCCTCAACGTTCGGCAACAACTGATACCGTCCAGCCGTCTGCTTGCAATATCTGATAGTTGCACATTTTTCGCCGTTCTTATTCTTGTAAATCTTTTCAACGATTCCCGCCCGGAAGGTCCATCCGTTCCAACCACTACGGCGGCTGTCGAATTGATCATAAGGAAATTCAATAACCTGTCCAACCTTAAGCCCTGTTGCTTTCTTCATCTCTCAAAACCTCCGTTCAACTCGTTCAATCGTTCCGCGCCATCTCTGACGCTGGACAGATAGTATCATGATATTTGAGCCATGTCAACAACTTTTTTTCAAAATTTCCAAATAAAAAAACCGCCCGAAGGCGGCAATTGTTTCTTGTAAAACTCATTTGCGAACGTCTTTCCACCTTGAGCAAAATTCCCTCTTGCTTGTAATCCTGCCCCATTCCTCGCACTTCCGGGCACTCACGCCAACGCCGTCCGTGTGGTCCCATTTCTGGCAAGATTCACAAGTCCATCCACTAACAGTTGGGGTTTTGTCAATGACCCGTTCCACATATAAAGCATTTTCCCATTCCGTATAAATTTCAAGTGCATCTTTCAACGCATCAGCATCAATAAGCCTCATTTCCGTTCCTCCTTTGGCTGAGCCCTCATCAATCAATGTGTTCCTGTCTTGCAAGATACTCTGCTCGTTTGTCTTGTGCTTTTTTCTTTGCATGGTCTGCATCTTTTGCAAAAACCCAACATGTAAGTCCTTCTTCGCTCCAATCATCCTCCGTTTCCTTGTCGAGAATGTTATAATCATCTGCCTTTATCTTTACAAAATTTCCATTGGAATCAAACACAACTCCGTAAAGAAAACGTTCAACACATTCATTCAATTTATACTCTTCAATCTTTGCGGCATCATAATCATCCGTATACATTTTTTTAAGCTCTTCCGCTCGCTTTTTTTCCGCCGTAACAGCACAAATGTGATAATCGCTATAATATCCTTTTGTTATAACATATACCTTATCAACCATAAATGCCTCCATAACGGTTTGCCTCACTCTCAACATCAAGCTTTCGTCTTTTAACGACCTCATGCCACCATCTGGATACACAGGGAGGTTTTTAAGCAGTTCGTAACAGTCAATCAGTCTCATCTTCGTCCTCCTTCGCTGGTTTTGGCATCGGCATCCAGTGGGTAACAATTGGCACAAGCGCCCTGCTAATAGACGTATTCCAAACGCCATCATGCGTTTCGCCTGTTGTAACAAGCCTTGTCCCGTTCTTGAACGCAACAGTTACTAACACTTTGTCGGACTGTTTCAGCCACATGGCTTTTGACCATTCCTTTTTCCCGTAACAAGGCCAGAATAATGAATGAGTTTCAACTGGCATCCTATTCTTTACCGAAATCCAGCCGCCAATGGTCGGGGCTTTGTCTATGTTTTTCATTACTTCACGCATCGGAACATATACGATATAATTGTCATCGTGCATACAGCAACTAAACTTCATGTTTTTCAGATCATCAGCATCAATCAGTCTCATTTTCATAATCACCTTCCTTCAAATATGAGCGTGGCGATTGTCCTTTTTGAGGAGCTTTTATTTTTACTGGTTTTGCAAAAGCATATCCACTATAGCCCCAGACAGCCCACCATATCGGTTCTGCTTTAATATCTTTCAGAACAGTTTCATTATCTGGCAAATCAAATTCTATTTTATATTTCATCCCACTTCACCGCCTTGATCTAATAATATTTATCAATTCTTTGATTGCTTCTTTGATTCCGTCTGTATGGCTATAAGTTCTTTTGCAAAACAAGATAAGCCATAACGCCGAGTTTATAAATGCAAGTATGATGCTGATACATTCCAATGCTCTCGCAACTCTTATAATAGCTTCTGTTTCAGTCATCCCGCTTCGCCACCTTTCCGCAGCCGGGACAATAATTTACAAGACTGCCGTCTATGCTTATCCAATTATTACCGCACTCACAAGCATTGACATAATCGCCATATGTGTCATCCCAATATTGACTTACCTGTACTGGTTCCTGCTCTTCCAGCAAGGCGAGAGTGTCATGAACTGTGTGCGCTATTCCACCATAACCTCTGTTTTCAAGAAACGGAACAGCTTCTTCAAGCTCTTTGATAACGTTTTCCCTGTCAATCATCCTTTGCCTCCAATTCCTTCGCTTTTTCCTCGGCGAATTTCAATACCATATCAACAACTGCTTTTGACGGTGCACTTTCAAGCCAGCGCATACCACAGGAGCAAAAATCAAAGGCCCCTTCCCTTGAATCCCATTTCAGCCAACCTACCACATAACAGCTTTCAGTTATTGTTTTCTTTTTGCGTGTCTCCCAATCAACAGCTTCAATCGGACTATGCTGTTCCCATTTAACAATATCATACTGCGGAGGTGTTCCCTTAGGCGGAAGCCCGATATAAGTCGGGTCGCAAATCTGAAACCCTTCAACCCTGTCCGTGTAATTCATTTCATTACCTCCCAATCATTATAGCATCGTGATTTGTTCCGGTTTTGTTTCTAAAGGTACGGGATTCGTCTTTTTATACTTTTCCCATACCGCCGTGTAGAATCCGACAGTCAATCCTCTTGCTATTTCGCTGTCCGGGAAAGCTCCATATATGTCCTTACATTCTTTATACAGGCCAGCAAAATAATCGCTTGCGTCCACAGTATATTTCATTCTCGGAACTTCCTCATACCGTTCAACCAATCTGTAAATTCGTGTCATAATTTCACGATTATCTGGATTTTTCAACTTCTCTTCGCCGCCCTTTCCAAATTTTTGGGATTAAATCCAGCAACGGTATTTTGCGGATATCTTTTTTTCTTAATTGTCTCTTTAGGCCAATCGATTTTTTCCTTTCCTTCAATCCACCAATCAAACAACAAAATTGCATAAAACAAAATGAGTATAATCATTTTAAATTCTCCTTTATGCCGGGGCTTTCGCCCCGGCTCAATTTTTATTTTACAAATGCAAACCCATATTCGCAATTAACTAATTCGTATTCATCTGAATTGCTTTCAATAATTCCCATCACCCGGTTATAATCTTCTTTATCTTTAGGGTTATATTCCCGCTCACCGAGGAAAACACCACTTGCGCTGTATTTGTTGTAGATAATCTTAGTGACCATTTCTTTCATGCTCTTTTTCCACTCCTTCAAATGTTCTTCGTTCGCCCGTTCAATTTCTTCCATAACTTGAAGCTTTTCTTTCATTGTCATTTGTTCAACCCTCCGTTTCTACATTCTGCGGGAGACTTTTGCCGCTCCCGCTCGGCTGTTTTATTAAGCCGTTTTTACTCTGAGCATCTTCTCAGGCCAACCGTCAGCAATGCAAGATTCAATCAATTTCTTCGTCCTAAGCACATACGGCACTTTCCCGTCAAACGAAGCAAATTCGTTCGTTTCGGTGTCAACCATTCCGAAACCGTGCATAGCAAACTTGCCACCCTTTGTTGCGAACCTGTACCACTTCATGTTTACCGCCTTCAACATTTCCGTTCCCTCCGTTCATTTGTTCGTAGCTCCTTGCTACATTTCAGATAGTACACCATCTTGCACACAATGTCAACACGGAAATTCGAAAAAACGATACTTTTTCTATTGTATTTTTCTGACTGTTTCAAAACCACAATAAACAATGTAAAAAATGTCCAATTTTATTACCACGTTTTGGATGAGAAACTGAGAAAAATCACTGGACGAATAAATCATCGTCATTTCATTGACAGGCAAGAGCGCCAAAGAAAAACGGCAAAGACGTAATGCCACAAAGAGACCATCAAACAAAAAAAGAGAACAGCATTTTTTATGCCGTTCTCTTGATACTTACCAAGGCAATTCAACATCGTGGACAATCGTTCCCAACTTTTCGATTGATTCCCTGTCACCATCAAGATTAATACACACGCAACGCGCCGTTATGCCGCTTCCAGGAATTCGCTTTACAATCTTTTTTTGACCTCCTGCCGTTTGTATAAGATTTTCGCCTTGTGCCCATGACAAATAACTGTCTGGGCTAAATCCTCCATCTAACAATGCTTGGTTAAAACTTTTCCCAATAATCCAAACTGTTTTTGCGTGTCCGTTTTCATCCGTATCAACGCACCCAAGTATAGCACGATTTTTTGCAGTTTCGTCATTCCCATTAAAAACAAAACCCTGTTTGTTTTCTGCAATCCACTCTAACAAAAATTCATGCGCACGTCTGCCAGAATCCACATCGTCATTGCTACGAACAAAAGGCATAATATCAGCTTCTGTTAACGTTATGCCATCTTGAAAAATAATCCTTTCTGCGGCATGGTCAGCCGCAAGCAAAATAGATGCGCTTAACGCTTGTTTATCAGTCCCAATCTCTGACAATCTTTCGAATATTTCTTGCTGTTCGTTTTCTATCTCTTCCATTGTCTGAGCATCAGCGATTGCATCAACAAACAACCGCCCAGCAAAACCATAATTATTAGTAATCACTTTGTGAACATTTTTAGGGTCAGGAAACAATTTGTTTTTGCACTCTATTTCAATCACACGGTTCATAGCACCCGCTTTACTTCCGCTACCAATAATAGGCATTTCCCCTGTTGTTATTATGCAATTCTTCCATGATGGCGAATTGCGAAGACCGCCGTTCCGAGCGCCACGAGTTTTCCCGCTACCTTCACACAACGAATAGACAATATCATCAAATGAGCCGCGCCCCTGTATTGACTGAAGCTCATCCAAACACAACGGCAAGTTGCAAGTAAAGATTGCTAACTGCTCCAAACCAACATTGGTTGATTTCAATGGTCTACAATATGCACCGACTTGAGGTTCGGCCCACACGGAAGCCGCCGTTTCCATTGCAACGGTTTTCCCTGTTCCGCTTTGTGCTGACCACAAATGGACAAAGAACGGTAAAGCATCAAACTTTGATAACAACACCGAAGAAAAGCTTGCCGCCAACACCAACCGAGCAGGAACGCAACCAGCGGCGCGAACTTCTTTCATTGTATCTAACCACTTTTGATAATTACCCTTTTCATGGATAGTTTTGTACATCTGCAAAAACTGCCCTTGCCCGTCATACTCAACGCCATCAAGGTACGGAACAAAACCGCCGTCAACCCAACCAAGATGAGAACTCATCTGCTCAATCGGGATGATTTCCCTGTTCAAATCATCAATGTAAGAAAGGAATTTGACCATCTGCCGCGATGTTTCACTTGTCACGCTCACCCCATGGTCAGCAAGCTGAACAATTGTGCTTGAGCTTGCAAGCTTTCCCTTCTCAACAATTATTTTCTTCCAATATTCGCGCTTGAAACTGATTTCAAGGCTTTCCGTTCCTGTTTCAATGTTTATATATCTCTTTGTCGGGATAATCGGATGCGGACAAATAACCTCTACCCCGTATTTATCTTCTATACAAATCTTGTTCCCTTCAACAATATATTTCCCGCATTGTAAAGCCAACGGTTGCCCTTCAAAATCAAAAAATCCGCCAGCTGTGAGGTTCTCCGTTGCCTGTGTTACAGGGCGCTTTTCCTTCATAATAGCACGGACCATACGAACAGGAACACCGCATTGTTGAGCACGTTTTTCTAACAACTGCTCAAACCTGAGACGCGCTTCTGGCGTTACAGATGAAGATTCAAGCAAGATATACGGCTCGTCACCTTCCACAAAATCCGAATAATCAAAAGCCGCGATTCCTTCCTTGAACGCTTGTATAGCATCCTGATTGACTGCAATGTTATTTATTGTGGTTGTCATAAATAATACGCTCCATTTCAAGATACGATAATCTTTCTTTATATTGTTCTCGCTCCATCAAAGCATCGCAAAAAGCTTGTGGAAATCCTTCTTCTGGATTTTTTGGCTCTGTCTCTATGACTCGTTTTTCTGCGTCAAGCCATTTATCAAACACTATCCAATATTCAGCTTCTAAGGCTTCTCTCTGGCGTTGTTCTTTAAGCCTTGCCGTCTTTCGCTTTGCAATTTCGACGGCCATCAGAACGCGATTTTTCCCGGTTTCTGTTGATTTCTTCATCAATCCGAGATTAAAATCATCATTCAGCCGCTGTAAAGTCTCTTTGAATCCTAAACCATAATACAAACTGGCAAGGTTTATAACGTCTCCGCCCTTGTGACAACCGAAACAATACCACCCGCGCCCACCTTTGTAAATCTTTAAGCTTGCGTCTTTATCCCCGTGAAACGGACAAACAACAAACCCTGCGCGGTTAATCTGCAACCCCATAAATTCAGCGAACTGCTGACAACTTACTGATTCTTTGATTGCTTCGGCATAATCCATCATAGCGGCAAAACCCCTTCAGCGAGGTATTCAGCAATAATTCGTCCCGTTTGCCTTGAATCGCAAAATCGAAAGCGAACACCATATTTTACAGTCATAGTGAGCATCGCCCGTCTAAGCGTTTCCCCTTTGACTGTTGACAACGCCCGTCCCCGTGAATCTTTCGGCGGTTTCCAATTAACCAGACCGCCGTCTGGTAAAACTTCCTCTATCAGGATGAGCAATTTTATTCCTGCTTCTTGCGCTCTGGAACATTCCCGCTTGAATCGCTCATGGTCTGAACTGAGAATATCTTTCGCAATCTCTAAAACATCTTGTTTTGTATCTACGGCGCGGCTCTGGTCGTTTGCTATTGCATAATCTCCAACATACAAACAACACCGTTCAATTTGTATACCAGCCTTAGCAAAGTAGTTCTCTATGTTTTTATGCTTTCCTTCTTGCTGTCTGGTGTCCTCTAATATTACCATAAAGCTCCCCCAAATACCATAAAGCGGCGGCAATAGCCGCAACCATCGCCGCCGCCATATATCATTTAAAACGGAAGTTCTTCATCCGCTTCAACCTCTGCATAATCCGCATGAGTAGAAGCATTGTACTGGTCCAGCTTTTGTTTCTGTGCTTCTTTCAATTCGCGTTTCTTCGGCGGCTTCACCGTCCCCGCCTTTACTTCCTTCACACTTTCAAAGCGGCAGATTTCAGTAGAGGTAACTTTCCTGATACCATCCGAATCTTCCACAAGGTAATCTGCATCACGCACAGAAAACCCAATAGAAAGACCTTTAAGCTTCGTTTCGTCAAAGTCCCATTTATAACCACTGTTTGAGTCCTCCAGAGCCCAAGCCACGCCCTGCAGAATCCGCTTGTTCATTGCTTCATACTGGTCGCCAGCCTGTGGAATTGTTACCCTGAAAATGCCCTTGAATTTTGCAGGATACATACCACCCTTTGACGCTTCATAAATGTTTTTGTAATGGTCTTTAAACTCACCTTCTGCAACATCCAGTTGAAAAACGAGACGTTCAACATCTTTTCCAGAAATCGACTGAATTTCAACCTTTGCACCAAGCACCTTTCCAACATAAACACCAGCCGGAAGGTTACTAATAGCGACATCTTTTCTGCTTTCAAAATCTCCACTGTAATTAATCATTTTTCTTTTCTTCCTTTCCATCAATCTTTTCAATTGTGATTCCGTAATAATCACGGATTACATTGTCAACCATTTTCAAATCATTGTCAATCTGCATTTCTGCAAACATACCAATGGGGGATTTTACCGTGTCAAAGCCGGAATTTTGCGTGAAGAACGTGTATTTTCCATCTTCAACGTGAGTTTTCAACACGATGGTAAAAAGCCCTTCAACCGTGATTTTTTCGTCCAAAAGTTTGCCAATCGTCTTGACTTTTTCGTTTCCGTTCTGGTCACGCTCAATGTGGCTGAGGAAATAGACAATTTTGTCTTGCGGCATATCGCGGACAACCGTTTCCGCAATCAACGACCAATAATTTTTTGCAATGTCAGTGAATTTCTGGTAGCCCATTTCGCCCGAACGTCTCATAAATTCATTGGCAAGCAAATACTGTGCGTCATCCACAACCGCGCTTGGCGTTTTCATGCCTTTCAACGCCTTTACAATTTCCGGGTATTTGTCAGTTGTAATCATTCCCAAATCCGACTTGAATGGTAGCGGCTTACCAGCAACGTTAATAACTGCAACCTCTCCGCGCTTGAAATTCCGCAAGCTTGCGCTTTTGCCCGTTCCACTTTCACCAAGGATTAGGACTGGAAGCCCCATCAAATAACACCCCTTTCGTACATCCATTCAAACCCGCCAGACGTTTTATATTTCCCTTTTGCCGCATCGCAAATATGTCCGTGGTCAATTCCCGTTGCTATACTTGCTTGTTTTGCGTTTTCATATTTGTTTATAATTTCCCCGTTTTTCATCTGATAAATTGGTTTACCTCTTTTTTTCCCGTTTTCTCTTGCAATCTGTTTTCTTTTCTCTGTAGTATAATCAATTTTTGAATGCCGTGTTTTTGCCCCTTCCCCATAATTCATATTGTATTTTGCAGTACACCACTCCAAATTATCTGCCGAATTATTCATGGTGTTTTCGTCAATATGATTAACTTGTGGCAAATTATCCGGATTTGGAATAAACGCTTCTGCAACAAGTCTGTGTATTAACAATCGTTTAGACTGACCACCCTTGAATAATTCAACTGTACAATAACCACGCTTCATAACGTTCGGTTTCAATAGCTTTTTATACCGAAACAAACTTTTAACTTGCCCTGTATTACTGACGGCATAAAGACCTTCATATCCTTTTACCGCCCTCCAAACTGGAATAGCCATTCTTTAATACCTCCGTTCATTTGTACAGAATCAACGCCTTTTCAATGCTTTCAAACACATCAGCTAATTCTTCAAGTCTCTTGTACTTCTGTTGAAATGCCTGTAATTCCTTCAACGCCATCTTCAAGAGCATATCTTTCTGGGATGGTGTTCTCATGATTGATTGAATAGATTTGTAAGTCGGACTTCCCGCATCAATCTTGAAGAACGCCCGGACTGGCTCTTGCTGTTCGCTGTTCTCAACCTCAGGAACAACAATCAATGACTGCATGATTTTACGGGCTTGGTTAAGTCTGTACTCAACAGCCGCTTTTTCGTCATTCCATTCAAAATCTGCATGAAGTACAGCGTCTTCGGGTCTGCTGACTTCTACAACACTTCTGGCATTGAGTTCCCCCTTCTTTTCCAAATCGTTCAACACTGCCGCCGCCGCTTGTGCATCAGCTTTGATTTGAGCGGCTTCTTTCCATTTGTAAACCATTTTGTTTTCATCTCCTTTCGTTCAAACAATCAATTGCCCAACCTTACACAAACACAACACGCCGTTCCTCGCCCCGCATCACCTTAACTTTCCATGACTGCCACGGCTGGCGGTTGTAGAAAATATCACAACGCGCCTTTTCTGTCAATCGGATTTCCGCGTCATTGCTCAACGCGCCACAACCTAACAACCCCCACATAGACTAACATCGCCTTGACTGCCAAACCGTAACGAACCTTGACGGAACTTAACGCAACGTACAGAACCCCAAAACACCGCGCCTTAACTGCCAGAACGAACCTTGACTAACCCAGCCAATACCTACCTCGCCCACCATAGCGCAACACGACTGCCACACAATGCCTAACTAGAACTAACCGGGCCACACGCCGCCCCGCAAGGCCACACAAAGCCATAACTGCCAGACCCTACCACACAGCACCCAAGCAGACGTTACACGAACCAACCACATCAGGCCGTGCCACAACTGCCACACCGGACAACGCCAAACCATTGCACAACGTTCCTAAACGAGCCACAACTGCCATATACGGCCAGTCCTGACCCCGCCTTGCTACACCCCAACTGGACTTAACTCTCCACAACGGACCACAACTGCCTTAACACACCGCGCCGCAAGCAGACAGGTCACAGCTCACCTTGCCACAACTCAACAGCCGAACCTCTGCCAACATAACCAAACTGAGCCATACCAAGCCGGGGCGCGCCAATACACGCCCCAGCGTGGCAAGCCTTAACTGCCTAATCAATCAACATTTGCAACCTTGAAACATCCGTAAGAACCATCACGCTCTGGACGCCATTCTCCAATGCCATTGCAGAACCCGCCGAGATTGATAAGGTTTATAATCTGCTCAATACTAATCGGCCCGTTCACGTTGTAATCAATTAACAAATCCATATACCAATCTTCAAACTGGGCGCGGTGGCGAATATCAGCAACCTTGCTAATACCTCCAACCTTTACCATATCTTCACGCATGGTAGGCACACAACCCTTAACCTCTGCCAACATATCAGCACCTTCACCGTGAATAAAGAACGCGCCGCGAAGTGTGGTTGTCTTAATGTCAATATCATTCCGAGATGCCGCCATAATCGCGGCTTGTTTGATTGCAGTTACCGGGAAGCCCCACCGCGCCCCATCTGCAACCGCCTTTTCAAACGCTTCTTCGGTGTACTCTGTCGGTTCGGGCGTCAACCAATAGGCGCTGGTGATAAAATCCGCGACAGGGTTTTTCGGTTCGTGCTTTGTCTTAACTTTGGTCGTTCCCATCTGAGTATCAAGAATCATCTTCTTTGCTTTCTCGCTCCACTTGTGCATGATAAGCGGAGAAGTCCCTTTAATCCGAACAGCAACCGTCTTAATCTCAACAGGCTTAATCTCAATCGTTACAGCGTCAACCTTCTTAGCAGTAGCCATCGTTCAATACCTCCAATAATCTTCAAATCTGTTATTTGTTAATCGTTAATACAAATTCCGGTTCACTCATTGTAGCCTTGACTGCTTCACATACAAGACCAGTCTCAGAATCGCAGATAACCCCGTTAGAATCCTCTGTAAGCCGCTTCTTTACATCTGACCAGCTAATCTTTTCAGATACCTTCACACAATCAGAAAACCCGTTTTCCTTCGCCCATTTAAGCAACGCTTCATCATCTTCATGCACCCAAACAGACTTAGGCTTTTTCATGACTAAATCACCAGACGGCAAACTGTATTTTTCCGTTGTTTTCGTGTCCCTGTGCGGAACTGTTTTGAAATATTCGGACAGCTTCGCCGTCATATAAGCAACTGTTCGTTCTGTACGCGCTTTAACTTTCTCAATCATGGACTTGTAGTATGTTTCCCATTTATCAAGATCAGCCTGTGCTTCTTTGACCTTTTCGATAGCCCATTCAGCATCTTGGTCGTTCTCAATCATCCATGTTTCAATAGCGTTTTCATCCTCTGTATTAAGCCAAAATTCGTTATTCTCCGTCATTGCTTTCAACCTCTCTTTCTTCCTGCTGTTCTTCCTGCTGTTCTTCCTTCTTCTCTTTCAATCCTGCAACAATGCTTTCATACTTCAACCGCGCATCATGAACATTGAGCATCAACGCGCCGCAATTCGGGCAAAAATACGAAGGTTTAATCAGCGGTGTTTCCCCGCAAGCAGAACAATCCGCATAAATCATGAGGTTGGGCGAAGGATAAACCCACATAGCATAATTGTGCTTGTGCGGCGGTTCAGGAATTGTAAGACCCGGAATCATCATTGTTTTTCTCCTTCTTTCCTATAAATTCACGTTCAGCAATTAAATGTTCTGGAATAAGATTTTTGATAAACTCGTTCAATGATTGACCTTTTCTTTTTGCTTCCTGCTTCAGCTTTTCTCTTGAACCTTTGGGCAAAAAAATGTTCAATCTGTCGTAATTAACTGAAGTATACCAATTTACGTACTTGTTATTTCTCGCCATTTTTAACCTTTCTCGCCTCGGTTGACCTCTTTGAGGATTTTAAATTTCCTTGTGCCGATGCTGGCCAAACATCTGCACCAGCCAACCGAAGCGCCAACACCTTTTGGGCGGGTGTGTTGGCAACCACGATATTTTTAAATAAACCCCGTATAATATCCGTACATCGTTCAACCCTCCATCCGTTCAAACCGTTTTCATTCGTTCAACTTGTGCCTCCGTAAACCAACAAGCTTCTTTCAAAAACATTGAAGTTTTGTTTTCTTTCTCTCCGTTTTCATTCTCAACTTCTCTTGAAGAAAACTTCCAAATTGCAAACCGAATCTTGGAATGCTCGCCTTTCTTTACCTTGAAACCTAATTCTTTCCATCCGTTGAAAGTATGTATTGGCTCAACTTCTGGAACAATTATTGCGTTTCCTTCCCCGTCCACTGCTTCAAGCATTTTTCCAGTTCCTTTAAGCACACCTTCAAGAAAAAGCCTCTGTTTCTCACAATCGATAATCTGGACATTTGTCATTGACATTTTAGGCCACCTCCACTCTTTCAACCTTGCCGAACTTCACCAATTCGCCGCGCCGAGCAAAATCTGCTTTTACTCGCTTGAGATACTTTTCAGCATCAAGCGCCTTAAAATTGAGGGGGCACGTTCCGTAATTGATGCCAGTTTTTCCGATGACAGTGATTGTGGTCTTGTAATAACTCTTTCCGCTCTTAGTCATCGTTTTTCGTTCCTCCGTTTCTGTCGTTCAATCGTTCGCCGTTGCTGTCCACCCGGCAAATATATAGTACAATATTTTGCGCAAAATGTCAACATTTTTTTGAAATTTCTTTTTTTATAACGCCGCCCTTTTGCCCGGGCGGCGGGGCGTGTCGTTTATCCGTAAATATCCTTCAGCAATTTGCCGCATACTGCGGATTTGACTGCATCGAAATATTTCTGATCACTGAACAGTTTGTAATATCCGATGAAATTAACGAACGTTTTCTTTTCCTCATCGGTGAAGCAGGATAAGATTGCTTCTCTTTCAATATCGCTGCCGTGGAGATAACGGCTTGCTACGGCGAATGCCTGTTCTGTCTGCGTCATGCCGCCTTCCTCCTTTCCTTCCATTCCTTCAGCTTCCGTTCGTTCTCCGCTTCGATCTGGCGGTGAATCTCCAACCTTTCCTTCATTGCCATTTGTTAGCCCTCCTTCTTTCTGCCGAGGTCTTGCCCCGCCCCGGCTCGGGCTTTCTTCTCAGATGTTAGCGTACCAAGAATTTTCTTCTTCGTTGTGATAAAACCAAACTTCGGGAAGTCCGTTTTCCTTCATGTACTTTCTGATTTTGTTGATATTCTTCTGAATGTAAGGCCATCCCATAATTTCTTGACTTCCAATATAGCAAGAACCAAACTTCATAATATCCTCAACAAATTCCTTAGCGGTGATCCTCTTCATAATTTTCGTTCCTCCGTTCGTGTCGTTCATTCGTTTTGTACCGTCCCTCGGTACATCTGAGATAGTACAGTATCTTGCGTAAAATGTCAACAGTTATTTTTCGATTTTTCAAAAAAAATTTCTGCCACAGTTGCAACCACTCAACCATGGCAGAAACGTCCTCCACGTCCCCACCAACGAGGAGGTAAATCCCGTCTGTTGACTGTCAACCCATCAATCAGCAGACATCCAAATTCCCGAAATCAATATATCACTTTTCACACCCTTTAGCAAGACGCTTTGCCCATCTTTCGATTTTCGAATCTTGCACATTTTCAACCGCATCAAAATCAATACCACCGATGCAACCAACGCAAACCGTTATATCCGCCAATTCTTCAATCAATGCCGCCATTGCATCGTCAGCAGTTATTGGTGTTGGATTTACGCCTTGATAAATCCGCGCCAATTTGAGCGCCGCTTTTGCTGTTTCTGCACATTCTTCAGCCAACTGCATCAAGATAACAGACTGAGGCAATTTTTCTTGAATATACATTACGCATTCAGCCAAGCTCATTCCTTCATGATAAATCATTTTAAAACCCTCCAATCATTTCATTATACCCGAATCTTGAAATGGGCAACTATCACATTCTTCAAGCTCATAATTTAATACTGCTTGAATGCTCTTGTACAACGTGCAATCTCTTTTAGCTTGCCTTTGTGATTTTTCGCACCCGAAGCATTTGAACGCTGTTGCATTTTCGCATAAATTAATCAATGCATTTTCAGACACGCACAAAAAACCATCATTATTTTTCTTTGCAACCTCTCTTGGCTTTAATTCGCAAACGATATTATCTAAATCTTTTTTTATTTGCAATAACTTCTTGCGTGGAATCGTTCCTAATATATCCTCCATAACTTTTTCTGACAACACCACCAAACAACGCAGATCCCTCCAACCGTTTTTATATCCTTTTGTTCTCCTTTCCAATTCAGAATAATGCAACGACAACGCATTAACCGCGCCAAACACACAACGCAAAGCAAAATATTCTTTTTGAGACAATGGGATTCTGCCATCTTCGTCCTTTTTCCTGTATTCAATCATCGTTCGCGCCCTCCTGTTACAATGTTTCGTTTTTCTGTTTTGCTTTGTAATTTTAATCCACTCGCAGAACCCTTATAAAATAAGGGATTATGAGATAATGTTACAATGTTACACTGTTACACACTATTTCTTTCTATATACGCATTAAAAACATTTTTTATTTTTTCTCATATATAGCCATCATGTTTTTGCGTGTAACAGCGTAACATTGTAACATGCCGTCAAAATTATCTTTCTATTCGGTTATCGAATAATCCACCATCTGTCAGGAGCAATCTCTGTTACTGTTTCAATAACCCCACCCGTTTCCTTTGCATAACGGATAGCATCTTCTTTATTGCAAAACTGTTGCCCTCCATCTTTTTCAGTCCATACAATATAAAACATTGTTTGCGCCTCCTAAGTTTTAAAATTAATGCTCCAATCTGACAGCGAAGGTACCATCGCGGCGAACCTCCACCAATCCCGGGTAGATACCCTCCAGCCCTTCGAATGTAAGCACCGCCTTGTAGGTAATGCTTATGGGACTGAATGCTGTGTCGAACGCTTGAACGAGTTGCGAAGCCCATTTGTTATCAAACGTAACTTCATACCCGCGAACCCCGCGAGTTGCAAGCGCCTTTGGAATTCCTGCGAACCTCTGAGCATCCATGTTTGTTTCCTCCTCTTTAATTGTCAATGTACGCTGTGCTATTAAGCACACTTCAAATAGTATATTGTTTTGTGCAAAATGTCAATGTGCTTTCAAAAAAAATATTTTTGAAAACGCATATACTTCATTTTAAATACTTACAATATTTTTTATACTAAGTATATTTTCAATACTAACATTGTTTTTTGAAAGTTAGTAATAAAAATATACTGTACATTGATAACCACATTGAACAATGCAAGAACAATTACAAAACCACACCACTTATGACAATGTCAAAATCTTTCCAATTTGATACCACGTTTTGGAACGAATTTGTAGAGATTGCGCAGAAAAAATCGAGGTGAACAAATATTCATCCAAACTTTGGACGCGAGAAAACGGCATTAAATCGAAAGAAAACAATAATGTAAAATCTGTCCATATTTTTTACCGCGTTTTGGAACGATTTTCAGAGATTTGAGCAGAAATTTCTTCCTTGACTATTTGTTCGGGCAAAAATATAACCGCAGAATTCGAAAGAAAAACGGCAAAGACGCAAATGTGATTTTAACCGCAAAAATACATACAGAAAACCCGCCTACCGTTTCCGATTGGCGGGAAATTTCCAAACATCATCAATTTGTCAATTTTTTCATAACGCCATTATAAAGACGTCCGTTCAACGCTTGAATAGTAGCCATCAACTCATCTAACACAGGCCAGACATCAGCTTGCTGTTTGCCGTCAATCGCTCTTGCGAAATCGCTTGAACCGTCATAATGAACAGCATCTGGAGATTCAGCCAATGAATACCCCTTGAACGAATTTCGGTCAACCGCTGATTCCGCTGGTTGCTCATCATCCAAATGGTCAAGGATAGTATAAAACGCCGCAAGCTTAACCGCCGTATTGGCAGTGGGTGAGCGGGTGCCTTGGCACTCTGCGATAGCTTCGACCAAATCACGCTTTGTAATCAAAACACCCGCCTCCTTTTACATCACCTGTTCAACCTGAGAAATGAGTTGCTGAATTTGCTGGCGAATCTGGTCATTGGGAGCATCCTGCTTCAGATCCTCCAACTGTTCGACCATATCACCGCCGCGAGAGTAACGGCCCATACTATCCCTCGGAGCATTCTGTCCGCGACCTCTGGCATAACTGTTACCTCCACGCTCGCCGCGATAAGAACCGCCGCCCATATTGCGCGAATAACCGCCGCCACGATAACCACCGCCGCCCATATTGCCATTATCATAAACATAACTGCCGCCGCGCTGAGAATATTCTTCTTCTTCGGCTTTTTCGATAATGTTACACATATGGTCAATGGCGCTTGCCATGTACTTAATGGTTTCTACATCCTCTTTGGAATATTTGCCATTTTGCGCATATTCTCCAAGTTCCTTCATGAGTTTTTCTTTCAACTCATAGAGTTTTTCGTGCATACTTTTTCACCCCCCTTTTCACGCAATCCGCGCAATTGTCAGGTTAGCATTCTGAACTTCAATAACAGGCGCGGGAGTTACAGTCGGGTCTGCACTCGCCGGGACTGCATCCACACTCAGCGAGAAACAGCAACAGCGCGGCACTTTGATAATTGCCGTACTTGTCACATTGCCATAATCACCAACAGCGGCAGGAGTGAAGATAGCCCGGCTTGTAAGCCTCGGTTCTCCGTTCACCGTCAACGCAACAGCAATCGGCGTAACCGTGCCACCCTCAGGAATTGCAATGTTCCCGTTGAAAGTTACCTGATAATGAGCATACTGATTGCAATTGCAATTATTGTTAGCGTTAGCCCCTCGCAGAATAAAATTCCCTGTTTCGCTTTCATGATAAACATTACCACGATTGCAAGGAATAGACGTACGGAAAAGCACAGGACCGTTCAAGGAAACAGACTGCACTTCATTATACAAAAATTCGCAAGCCATGCTAACACCGCCTTAACCGTTGCAACCGCAACCGCAACCGTTATTCTGAGGGCAATTAAAGATCGGGGTCATGCCGTATACAGGCATAGACGGGACAGGACAAGCACGCATTTCCGCAATCAGCTGATTGGCAGTGGTAGCCTGTCCAGCACGGATAGCCGCCGTCTGCACATCCTGAGACGCCTGACCACGCGCATAAAGCAGTTCCTGACGAAGCTGAGCGATAGTATCGTTCTTAGCATCAATCTTGTCCTGACAAATCTGGTCAAGAATGCGCTGAGTGTTCGCCGTGTTATTAACGATAATATCACGAATACCATCGGCAACCGCCGCACGGTCAGCACAATTTTCCTGCTGAACAACCGCCTGTAGCTGAGTGGTAGCAAGGCGATTGTCACAACAACACTGGGCAAGCTGTGCCTGTACCGCATTGAACCCCTGAGCCTGTGCAGTCTGCGCGGCAAACGCCTGTTGCATATTCGCAATCTGACGGGTGTTCGCGCCCTGTTCAACACCAGCAAAACCATTTGCAAGCGCCATCTGCACATCGCCGCAACAAGTGCAAAGCTGAGTGGACAGGTTGTTCACGCCCTGCTGGATGCCGTTCACGGTGGTATTGAGCATCTGATCCCGAAATCCATCATTGATCTGATTGGACTGGTTCATCCAAGGATACAAGCCGCCATTGCCGCCACTATAACCGCCTCCATTGTTGCCCCAGCCGTTATTTCCAAGCAGAAGCAGGAACAGCAAAATCACCCACCAGCCGTCACTACCGAAACCGTTACCAAAACCGCCGCCGTTGCCACCCTGATACACGGGATACGGCATACCACCATACCCGGTCGGGCCTACTAACATGGTCGCGGGAATAGAAGCGCCGCCGTTTTCGTCTGTAAGAGCCATAATACATAACCACCTTTCTACAAAATAAATATATTGTTACCAGTCTATGTACACTTGACTGGAAAACAATCATTTCATCATCTGCTGGAGCATGTTTGCCATCTGCACCGCTCTATTATATTGTTCCTGTGATACCTTCCCGCTATTCAAAAGTTGCTGGACTTGTTCGTGAGGATTTCCGTTGAAACTCTGCCGAAACTGTTGAAACTGTTTTAAAAGATTTGCCATACCGTTATTAGGCATGGCATTTAATCCTCCGAACATCGCATAAAGCGGATTACTCATTCTCAGCTACCTCCTTTTTAGGACGCCCAACTGTGCGCTTTGATAGACCGTCAAAATCGCCACGTAGAGCCGCTATTTGTTCCGCTAATGTATTTACTTCTTCCTTTGTCGCAAAGGCCTTAGAATCGAAATTAGGGGCCAAAGAAACGTTATTCTGCGGAATTTCCCTGATTGTATAATCAAGCGTCTTAATTGATGGCATTCCGCTTGCGTCTGCACTCTTAATATAAATCGTCTGCCGCTCCGAATCCCAAAGTTGAACAGTCGTGTTAGGGGCAACGAGATAAGACTTAGCCCCCGCTTCTCCTTGTACCCAAATGATACCGCTTGTCATTGGCTGATTAACCTGTTGCGGCTGTGTTGGCTGAACAGAAGGAACAGTCTGTGTCTGCTGTGCCTGTGGATAAACATACTGCGGATAATACGTTTGAGAAGGTTGATACCCGACAGGAAAATAACTGTTGTACGGCATTTTTAATTCCTCCTATTATTCAATAATCTTAAATAATCTTAAAATAGTCTTAAAATTATTGATTATAAATCATTCTTTGACCAATAATATTGCGGTATCTCTTTTGAACTGTCCCACGAATCATATAAAACGCCATCCAATACGGTTGCAACGTGATTCCCAAACCCTAACACATACACCCCCGTTGGATGGTCGTTTATAAAATCCTCAGCTGTATAACAATCAGGACAACCGTTTTCAATTGCTGACCGTTTATAACCATTCTGGAACAATACGCTTCCCCACACGCTGTTGGAGCTTGGCATATCTGCCATCTGATAAGCGTTTGCTACAATCAAAGCAAAAGCCTTTTGCCAATCAACACCTAAAGCCTTAGCGACTGCACGAACCGCACAATCACCGACCGAACGTCCAGCAGGATTTGGGTTGTATTTCTGCCAAGTCACTTTCCATCGTCCTCATCGGCATGATTTTCAATTGTGTCATTTGGCACCTGAGGCATCGTAGAATTTGCCGCCCCCGCCGCATCAGCCAAACCTTCGCCAATAATATAAGCAATCACACTACCAGCGGACAAAACAACTCCAGAAATAGTTTCAACGGTCTGTGCGTCAACTTTGAATGCAAGCAGAATGCCAGAAATCAGACCAATAACTGCCATCCAAAACTTCCGACTTGTCAGTTTAGACTTCCAATCAATCATCGGAATCATCCCCTTCTTTGACTTACTTTTCCTCCACTGTCGGCAGATTCATTGTTTGCACTTCCAGACGGCTTACTGTGCCATTTCCTCCAAGCGCATGATAACTTTTGTACATGTCTTCAATAATGTCCTTTGTTGCCATTGGGCAAAACCCAGCCTTCATCGCCTGTTCGCAATCAAGAATGATTTGTCTTCTGAGAAGCGACCTCATACCATCTCTAAGCGCTTTTTGTTCTTCTCGCTCACGTTTGATTTGCTTCGATAAGTGACGAATGTAAGCAACAACGCCAGCGGCGATTAGGCCAAAGACCCACTCAATCCAATATTTTTCAACCCACTCCGGCACTACCATCCACCTCTTTAATAATAGCGTCCGGGAACTTTTCACGAATTTCTTCGGCTTGTACACCGGACAATCCAGTCAACACGACCTCATAACGCTTCAACGGGACACCATCAGCAGAAAGCAATTCCGTCCACGTTTTAGGCCCAACAATCCCATCAGGCACAAGCCCATGGTCTGCCTGAAACGCCTTGACAGCGGCAAGCGTTCTCGCTCCGAAAATTCCGTCTGCTTTTCCGCATCCATACCCAAGCCGATTAAGGACCCCTTGCAGATTTTCAACGTCCGTTCCCGTATCGCCTTTCTTGAGAGTCCCTTTCGGCCTTGGATTTTCACGCCTCAGCTTGGCAATTTCTTCTGCCGTATAAAGTCCAGCGGGGATGGCGTAATGCGTCCACTTTTTGGTAAGCTCTTTCTGATAGACCGTTCCAGAGCATTCAATCGTCTGCCCATTGCCGATGTACAATCCAGTGTGGCTTTTTTTGCTCCCATCAGTAGAAACAAAAACACAACAGACGCACTCAGGCATACTGTCGATTTTTCCACGCTCAAGCCAATTTTCTTTCGTGGAGTACTGTGTTGTTGCTCCTTCGCCGTAGAGGTCGATATCAACCTGATTCAGGCACCAATCTGTAAATCCACGGCAATCAAAGCACCTATCGCCCTGCCATTTACAACCATCGCAAGACGGTTTGCTCCCGTTCAACACCTGACATTTACTGATAATCGTCTGGTGTTCAGGGTGATATCCATACCGTTTTTTTCGCTCGGCAGGAGTGCAAAAAGCACCCCATGCCCCAAAGACATAGGGTGAGCCAATCTGACTGACAGCCGCTTCAATGACTTTTTGTGGCTTATCGCTCATGATTGGCTCACCCCTTTCAAGCACTCATTTTGATGGTTTCATTATAGCATCCGCTTTTTCTCGTGTCAATACATTTACAAACAAATGAATTGCCGGAGGCAAAAGCGCCTCCGGCGTGGTTACTTAAAGCGTTCTTTAAATAACCAACTTATTATCAAAATAAATACAGGCATCCATGTCAAAATCCGTGTAATTCACACTGTTATAATATCCCCTTTGCCAGACGATTCCAGCCCCATCTGGTGTTACAACGGGACGCGCATTTCGCACAGGAATGCTTCCGATCTGCTCAGACAGCAGATTTTTCTTCACCGTTCCGTCTATTCCGGCAATCTCTACAATGTCTGTCCCAACGCTGATGTCGTTTCTTGCAATTACAATATTTTCAGAATCAACAAAACTTGCACCAAGCTGGTATTTCGGATTCCACAGGGATTTACCTCCATTGCACAATTCTACAGATGAGCCATTGTTATAAAGATAATACTTGCTGTCCGTATCATCAGAGAATAGTGCATACAAGATTTTGATATCACCAACCGCAGAATCTTTCAGCACATCAAACAATCGCAAGGTCCCGGAAGAAGGGGCATTGATCAGGATCGTAAACGATGTATTGTTAATTGGTGTTGTCTTGTCGGCTGATGAAGCCCTGACAACCGTGGTCCCGTCTGCATTGTAAACAGCTTCTGTGTCTGTATCAATAAAGCCCATCCTGACATTTACATCCGTGTACGAAGGATTCGCCGTACAACAGAAACGGATTTTTGCTTGGTCGCTTGTCGTAACGAACAGCGCGTAATATTGCTCAGACCCAACAATCAAAGCCTTTTCTTCAGACCATGTGACCGCATTTGTAGATGTCCGATAATACCATCTGTAAATCGTGGTGCGATAGAACAGCCAGTATTTACCGTTCACATACAGAATCTGCGCGTATGATACCGTTCCGGTTTCGCTGACAAGTTGTATAGGATCATTCCATTTTTCAATCGATTCCGCAAATGTACTTCTGCGGACAAAAACACCAGCGGCAGAATTATGTCCCCCGGGATACGCCGCAAGAATGTGCCTATCCGGCTGTACCATCACAGCGCAAGCATTGTGATCATCAACGCCGCCTCTTTTCAGATGCGTTTTTTCTGTCAGGCCGCTGTCGCAATCATACATGCCGATGCCCGAATAACCATCCTGTGTTGTATAGCCATAATAAATACGATCCCTCACTCCTTTGTAATGGACACACGCAGGACGAGTCCACCAACTCCAGATTACATCTTGCTTCCCAACACCTTTGATTTGATAGTTAAAAACTCCCGTTGTGGTGTCCGCGCCAACGATGTTATTTAAAGCTGTAGTCATATCCGCGCTTTTTCCCACGGCATCAGACAGAAGAATCATATCCTTTTTAACAGAATCCGCTGATGCTCCGATCACAGAAAAGCCATTCAGCACGGACGCGCCGTTGTTAATGCTGAAACCGATATATTTTGCGCTGTTTGGCCTGTCAATGACGTTTGTACCAACTGCCTGTTTAAAACTCGACACAAATTTTTCATTTGCATCAAAGAAGCAGGACACTACCGCCGCAGATCCTGCGTTGGTAATACCAGAATAAATGATTGAATCATATTGAGAAACGTCTATTAAAACGGTTGCAAACGAAGAATTTGATACTGTTGTTCCATCATCTTTATAATATTGCCTATTTGTAATATTAGAACGACTATACAAATTTGCTGAAACGCTTCCGATGCTTGCGACAATATTCTCAATATCTTGTGTGATGCTTCCTTTTTTCTCACCGATTACAGAAAATCCTTTTATAACGCTTGACGCATTGTTAATACTGAATCCGACATATTTGGCATTTACTGGTTTTTCTACCGTGTTGGTCCCTGTTGCCTGTTTGAAATATGAAACGAATCCATTGTCCGCATCAAAGAAGCAAGACACTACAGCCGCAGAACCTGCGTTCGTTATGCCCGAATATGTGATAGAACTGTATTCTTCGATATCAATTAAAATCGTGGCAAATGAAGAACTTGAAACGGTACTTCCATTATTTGAGTAATACTGCCTATTTGTAATGTTTGATTTATTGTATAAGTTCCCGGAAACGCTTCCGATTTTTTCCTCAACAGCGCTCTTTAAGTCGCTGACTTCTGGTCCGATTTTGCAAGCTGTTGCGTCCGTTCCAAGCCAATCCCCAGCCTCATGATCTGCCGTGAACCTGTACAGATTCCCATCATGATAAACATAATCTCCTACGGCATACGCAACAGAAGTGCTGAACGTATCCGCAATAAGGCCGGGAACAGCCGCCGCCGCCGTATTCGCCGCAGTTGTTGCGTCTTCACAATCCTGAATCTTTTCAAGCAATTCCTCCAGCGAAGGCACTACATCTCCACTATCAATCAACTCTCCGTTCTGTGTCCGCTGAACCATACCAACACAAGCATAAATGCAACTCGTTTCACCATTTTCTGTAAGAAAGATAGCAAGTTGGAACCGACCGGGAATGTTGTAACAATCCTGATGCAAAGTAACGGTTGCCTTGCCATCAACGATTCCAGCATATCCACTTCCTGCAAGCAAAATCGTGGTGTTATTCGCTCGCATGAATTTGGCTGTGACCGTTCCAGTCAATGCAACCAATTCCCCTCCGCGCATCGCAGAAATGACAAACTGATGGCCTTTGTTCTCATTGCTGAAGGTTACGCCATGCAAAGATTCAACTTGAATTGGGGCATCGAGGAACGAAGTCTTATTCAACACAATTGCCATAAATCATACCGCCTTTCTCAAAACTTGAATATCACAAAAGCTTCAAGAGCTTCCATGTCATCAGGGGAAAGTTTCAAACTTTCATCAACTGTAATTTCTACTGGCTCGATTTCAAGATTACAATCCATCTTTGCCAAATCTCTTAAATCGGAAACAAGCGCTTTCATGTCCTCTGGATTTTCCGTTCTATACATTCCCTTTTCGTCAACAACGGCATTATGAATCTCAGCACATTTCTGTTCCTGCTCAACCTGAAAATCAAATTCAGGTTGCAATGCTTTTCTAAGCTTAAAAAGTTTATACGCAGTTTCCGCTGGCATTTTCGTTTTGCCAAGCTCGTGGAGAATCTTGTACGCCTTTACTGCTTCGTGATGTTTCATTTCTGCCTCCTTAATTGTCATAATAGGTGTGTGTGTAGGAATTGCCGTTGCTCAACGTGATGGATACGGTCACGCCCTGCGCGGTCCAGCTAGGGTTCCCCCAATTGCTGATGGAAACGCCGCTTTCTCCAGCATCTTTTCCGTCATCGTAGATGTCGGAACAATCGTAAAAAAAGGATTGTGAGGCCGTGGCCCCGTTGGAACCCGCGGCCTTGCAAGTCATGTAACAGCGCTTTCCACTGGTCCAAGCGTCCGTCCTGCTGACGCTGACCGTGACCGCAGGAACATCCGCTTGCCCAGCGGCATACCCAGCGGCATAGGAGTATTGCGTTGATCCCACGCAATTGCCCGTATACGTTTTGCCGCCTATCGTCATGGATACGGACAGACTGCCATACCCCGCGCCGGAATACTGATACTCATTAGCACTAATATTGGTGGCCTCGGATGGCATTTCCACCGTGCCGGATGCTCTGTTTCCGTTATCAGCAAAAGCATAGACCGGGATGGACCCATTGGACCAACTTCCTTGTGTGACGCTGACCGTGGTCGATGCGGACTGACCATAAAGCGTTTGTGCGGTGTAAGTGCTTCCGCTCCAACTGCCTGAAACGGTGACTTCTTCTTTCGCCGCCTCCACCGACTCCTGAAAGAAAGCCGTGGAGGCGATGTCAAAAGTTGCCGTACCATTGTTAATCTTTGTGCCGCCGATCGTGACGGTTACAGTCCCGCCGCTTTCTGCCATCTCTATGGTGTGTGAATGTTCAAGTTCAACATTTGCGCCAGAACTTGCCAATACGGACATACTTGCCGCAATGCCACGCATTGTCAGAGTTCTTCCGACATAAGACGTTTGCCCTACAGAAAAACTGGAAAAATCTCCACTATCTGCCCTTATACCTTGCGCGTCAACATCTCCTCGACAATCCAGCCCCGACACGGTGACAGTTGTCGCGGCAAGCTGATTTGCAGAAAGATAATCTGCCTCAAGCTTAGAAACGGTCACATATCCATCCATATCAATTGTGTTGCCTTTGATAAGGATTTTATTGCCTGAAATGTTAATGCCATCAACCGTCAATGAAAGCTGTGTAACCGTTTCTTCCGTGTCATCTGCTTGCTTTTTGACCTTCCCAACCTCAAGATTGATTTCATCCGCTTTCTGTCCGATTCTGCTGTAGAGCGTTTCGTCCTCGCCAAGCTCGTTAACGCCAGTTTTCGCAGTCACCAACTCGATATTTTCCGATGTTAAAACGATTTGACCATATGCAGTAAGCTTTCCCTCCTTTCCCATCTCATCCCATTCAGTATCGGTGGCAAGCAGTCTGAAATATTCGTCCGTCTGCTCAAAATGTGTTTCAAAACGCTTTTTCTTCTTTTCAGCTTCTTTCTGTGCGCCAGCCATGCCGCCGCCGCCACCGCCGCCGCCACCGCCTCCGGCTTGGCTTGTTATTGCCGCCATCGCAATGACCAGATCAGGAGTAGCGTTCGCCAACGTGATTGAAACCTCTTCGGGGCGATTAAAAACATCACTGTATCTCTTGTCAATGATTACCTCATCAACAACAATATTCAGCCACGGAATCGCAAGTCTGCAAACACTGCCAACAACAAATTTGTCCAGTTCGACACCCGTTATGCTTGATAACTCAACGCCAGAAATTGTTACACTGACAAGCGGATGGTCGTGATTGCTAAGGTAAGATGCTATGATTTCCCTTTTTTGCCCGTCAGTTAGCGTGTCGCTCAGATTCTGCACAATCGACTTAATCCCATAAACAGATGCATTTCGACTGTTTGTGTATCCCAATCCTTCGCAATACACGCTTGTAACAATGTCTTTGATATCGTAGCCAACACTGCACGATTTCAGGTTTCTGCTCAGTCTTCCTTCTGAGGCGACCTCTGATGGCCTTCTCTTCACGTTTACACGCCAATCAGTTTCTGTCCTCTGCTCAAATTCCATCTGATAATCGGGGACATATTGCATAATCGTTGTAAGTGCATCAAGAAGCGTATGCCCACCCAATTCGGCGTAAATAATCTGATTTGTTTCAATCGTGCCAACAGACCATCGTCTACCATCGTTTGATTGCTTTTGTAAGATGTGACCAACTAAAGCACCAAAAAGCGCCGTCATATCTTCAGGATATTCTTTTAAGTCAGCTCCGCTTTTTGATTTATCGTCTGTTTCTTTTTCAATTGCAATGTCTGGAATAACAATATCCCCAAGGATACAAGCGCCATGTTCAAGATACACGCTTTTCTGCCCGTTTATTGTGTCAGTGTCAACGCTTACAACCCTATAATATTCAACCTTTCCGTCAGGAGTTTCAATCCTCACCCAATCCAACGCCGCAATGTCATCAATATCTGGCAAAACCATGTTCGCAGTAGAAAGAGGTTGAAGTGACTGATAAACCGAACACGAAATAGGATGGAGGCGCTTTGAATACGCCGTACCATCCCACACGCTCGGAAAAGGTACACTCATAGACGCACCTCCCTAACTTTTATTGTACACGATGCATTACCATCAGCAGTGAAAGAAACGCTATTTGAACCCGGACGCGCAATCAAATCATCTGCGCTTGATGCCGTCCGCTTATTCAACACCGATGTCCCATTAAGCTTGATTTCCATGATGTGCTTTTCATCTGTATAATAGATGGTCAAAACATCACCGGATGCCATGCTCAAACCGCTCAACGTTATAGATGTATCTCCGACCGTAATTGTAAGATTTGTTACAGCCGCATTAGCGGTCACTTCAGCTTCAACACAAGAATCCCACACACCAGCCATATAAATGCTTGATGTCTGCCCCTTTGATAATGTCACTTCTGTGACAGCATCGCTAAGCCAGAAAGGATACTCATACGCAGTAAACTCAATCGTGAGTGGGTCACTCCACCGCATCACACTGCTGACAGCAGGATATTTTGACGGCTTGACATACATTTTTTGACCAAGCCTATCTGAGCATTTAAGCCATCCTCCCTTCCCAGCCCATCCAATCACGTCCTGAACAATTGACTGACGGGTGTTTGTCTCATAAGCTCTCACCATGAAAGTTATGACAGCCTTATTGTTCTTCACACGAGCATTCTTCCCGGAATGTTGACCATCCTGACCACCATTGTCAGAAGCGTTGATGCTTGCAGAAATAGGCTGATAAGCGATGTCCGTGACATAAATATCCGGGTGAATTTCAGACAAAGCAACATCATTAATCCAAACATTGTAGCGGCTTATCATACAGTTGCGAACCTCCTTCCGTATTGCTGACGATAAATGTTCCTACTAACATAATCCGTCACAGCATTACCGACCTGTTTGCTATCCATATTAATTTGGATATTTCCTACAGCACTGGCAACTGCACTTGCTACCAAATCGAAGACTGCGTTTGTGTCAATGTTCGCGCCGCCGCTTTGCCGCCATTCACGCCCCTGAGACTGATTAAGGACTGTCTCCCCACGATGTAACAGAGCATACCCATCAAACGGAACATAATTCAAACCCTTAGCGTTACTGCCATTGCCGACCCAACCAGGAGGAAGTTCTGGACCAATCGGGACATCATACATTGTAGTAGAATTAGAACCACCACCGATACCAAATATTCCACCAAGATTCCCGAAAAAGTTAGCCGCAATGTTGATGCCGTTATCTATCCATCCTTTAATCGTATTAATCCATCCATCAACGGTAGAACTAATACTAAGGACGAACGAAGCGCCGCTATCAATCCATCCTTTTACCGTTTCTGTGAATTCGTCTGCTGTTGCCTGAATTTGTGCTTTGATTGTTCTTTTCGCGCCGCCAAACCAGTTTTTAATATCCCTTATCCAACTATCAACGGTAGAAACAAAATTAATTGCGACTGTGTTTGCCTGATTTCCAACCCATTTGCCAGCCTCAGAAAACGCATTGCTGACATCATCCCAAGCATTATTAACCCAAGTGACAGTTGCTTCCCAAGTGCTGTCGGTCCAATTGCCAAGCTGAGTAAAAGCAGAATCTATATTTGCCCATGTATCATCTGCCCACTGTACAGTAGCGTTCCAAGCGCTATTAACCCATTCGCCAAGTTTGTCAAAATCGCTTTCAATGTTTGCCCATGTGTCATCTGTCCATTTTACAACCGCATTCCAATCAACGCCAACCCATTCTCCTATTTTCTTAAATTCTTCTTCAGTCTTTGACCAACCTTCTTCAAACCATTTTACGCCAGCATTCCAATCCTGCGCAATCCACTCACCAAGCTTTGCGAAATCGTTTGAAATGTCTTCCCAAGTATGATTTCCGTCTGTCCACGAAACAATTGCATTCCAACTATTATTAACCCATTCTCCGAGTTTACTAAAATTCGCTTCAAGTTCTTGCCATGTTGTCTGATTTCCTGCCCAAATTACTGTTGGATTCCACTCTTTAGCCACCCATTCACTAAGCTTGGTAAAACTAAAATCAATGTCTTCCCACGATGCACCGTCATTAAACCATTGGACAGTTGCTTTCCATTCTTTTTCTACCCAAGCTATTAATTTTTCAAAATTTTCTGCCAACGCAGGCCAATTTTCTTGAACCCACTTAATATCCGTTTCAAACGTTTTCCCAATCCAATCTTTAATGGTATCCCAATTTGCGGCAACAAGCGGAATTGCCCCCGCAATCGCCAAAAAAGCGCCGCTCACTGGATTCAAGGCGGACAAAAACGCCGCAATTTTCCCTGCCGCAAACGCACCAACAATAGCCGTAACTGCAGTTACAATCGTATTCTGATTGTCCACGAACCACTGAAAGGCGCTTTGAACTCCAGACAAATCGATTTCTGGAATCTCCGTTCCAAAAGCGGAATTGAGTGCTCGAATTACTGAATTCCCAAAATCTTCAATAAGTCCCTTAACGCCGTTCCAAAGCGTATCGATTGCCGTTCTGAAAAAGCTTGTCCAATCGCCTGTTTTGAACGCTTCAGACAAAGCATTTGAAATTTGACCAATGGAATCTGCCGCGCCTTTGAAAAAATCGATAAAAGCAGGAAGTAGCTGTGCACCAACCTTATTCCTAAGTGATGTCCATGCTCTTGTCAAATCGTCCAACGAATCACCGAAAGCCACAGCGGCATCAACGTCTTCGTCAGACATTATGATACCAAGCTCCTGCGCTCTCTTTTTCAATTCGTCAATAGAGTCTGCGGAAGAATTGAGCAGAGGCATCAATTCCTGCGCACCTCTGCCAAACAACAGCATCGCATAACGCGACTTTTGAGCACTCGGAGGCATCTGCTGGAATGCCCTAACAAGCTTTTCAAACTGCTGTTCAGGGGACAAACTTTGAAGATGTGCCGCCGTCAAACCAAGCTTAGACAGAGCGACCGCCACATCATCTGAATTTTCTTTGATGGCGGCATCCATTGTCTTCATCACAAGGCCCATGCTCTCGATAGATGCTCCGCTCTGACCAAGAATGTATTCCCACTCCTGATAAGCCTTTCGACTCATTCCAAGAGATTGGGACTGCTTGTCTATCTTGTCACCAGCCGCGGCAACGGCGTTAACCAATTGCCAGACTTCAGACGCAACCTTTTTAATTGCCGCTCCAATGGCCACAGCCTTAAGGACGTTTTTTGCCTTTTCCATATAGCGCTCAAGGTTGCTTGCCAAACTTCTGCCACTGTTGTCTGCTTCTTGTACGCCACTTTTATAACCAGATGCGTCAAGCGTCAATTTTGCGACAAGGTTATATAAATCCACCGTTTCACCCCCTTCATGTCAACTTGTCTATCAGCCCCGATATAATATCTTCCGAAGACCTGTTATCTTGTTTTATCCCGTGCATATAATCATCGTAAACCGGAAATGGATAATTCTCACCGCCTATCATTTTTCCAATCGACCACAAAATGCTGGCAAAGTAATTTTCTTTTTTTCTTTGCTCTTCTTCGTCTTTCAAAAAAGCATATATGTGGTCTGAACCGTGCCACCCATAGCGGGATATAATTACAATGATTTTGTATGCCTCATTTTGCGGGATTACTTGAGCGAGGCGAAAAAATCGACCAAATCACCGTCCCAATTATCTTTAATATCTTTCACCGTCTGTTTAATGTTCTGTTTTGCAACTTCATCAACGCTTTTTTCAGACAATGCGGCAACGATTGAATAAACCTCAATCCTGTGGTCTTTCAAAAGGACCGTCACAACCAACGCGATATTGTCAGCAAAAAACTTCACTGCGTTTCCTGCATCGCTTTTAGACAATTTTTCGAGCATATCATAAACTTTTTCGTCATGCATAATAACAGACGCTGGTTCTGCAATCCTAATAAGGACATCAGCGGCTTGGTCAGTAGTCATCAGCGAAATTTTCATCTTTTTCTCCTCCTATAAATTACGGGAGGACAGCTTTTAACCATCCTCCCGTCTGTCGTTTTCAGTTTATCATTACGCAGATGCCTTGTCAAGGAAAATGACTTCAAAAGGAGCATAGTCGTAATCTTCGACCGCATTCTGATAAGCGTGAAATTCGAACGGAATCACACCTTCGCCCTTGTCCGTGAAAGTGAGCGTCATGCCATTGTTATTCAATGCATTCTTGAGTGCAATCAGCACAAGCCCACCATCAGACATATCGCCAACCCATACAAGGCTGTCAATGTAGTCCGTTTCCTGAATAGCAGTATGCATCTTGACTGTTGTTTTCTTTCCAGACGTTGTACTTTCGCCAGTTGCAAGAACCTTAGCAAAAATTTCAGGACGAATCTCAACCAAGGTTCCGGTCAGCTGTGCATCAACGCTGTCAACAAAAGCGCCGCCTTTAAAACGATACCGCTTGCCATCAACATCGGGTTCACGAATCTCAGAAGTGACAACGAAAGTACCACCTCCACGAGTCGCACCAAGCAATTTGGTGCTATCCTGTAGCGCCGTTGTAAGCGCCGTGCGAAGCGCTGTTGCGTCCGTATACTCGCTGTAAGCAAACCCAATCAGAAACGCCCCCGCATTAAGCTGGAGATTTTGAAAGGTTTCCGTCCTGCACGGAGTAACATAACCAGCGACTGCCATAAAATCACCCCTTTACACTTTACGAATGATAACAATTGATTTGAAGATTAATGTATGCATATCGGATATCGGGGTCTGCATCAATCATGATTTGAACAAACGGACTTGCTGGCCTGATTGACACATAACCACCATTACAAGAAATAAGCACACCGTTTCCAATTGCACTTTTTATTTCGTCCACTTTTTCAAGCAATGGTCCAAGGTTACCGCCCCTATAAAAAACCTGTGCGTAATGCGTTGCCTGTTCAATCGGTTCGGTTTCAACTATGCTATAAGTGATATACGGTGGGTCGGTTAAAGTCCCGTCAGGCTGTTCGTCTGGTACCGTGTTAATCATATATGCAGGAATACCAAACCCATTCCAGAACTCGCTCAACGCTTGCGCTGTGTCAATCATTGCGTCAGGTCCCACCTTTCAGCCGTGACTTGCCCAATTTGAAAAGTCGCAACAAAAGGCGTCTCCGAATCTCTGACATTGCTTGTAACTCTGAACGTCAGCCCATCGCTCAACCGTCTAAAAACATCATGGTATTGTAATGCAAGCCCTTTATCAATTGTGACAGTATAGACTTCAGAAACACCTTGCTTTTCTGCGACTCGTGCGGCAAGCGTGTTGTCTTTTATTACTGCCGCCATGAAAGGAGCACCTTCCTGCCATTCAATGACAAATCCGCCAAGGCCATCGGGAACCGTCCTTTTGTCGAGCATAACGCAATCTTCCATCATGACATCAATGAGCGACATTCAGAACCCCTCCAGATTCTTAAGAGATTTTCCTGTAAGCGTTTAGACGTGAGCGGAACATATCTTGCCAACCTAACGAACCACCAGCGTTAGAGCCGCTACCAGACGCCTTAGTGTAAGAATACCCGCCGAAGCTCTCAGACTGATACGGACTTTCAAGCACTGCTTTGTTTTTGTTCTGCCACTCTTTAATATCGTTCACAATCTGTAAAAAAGTAGCAGGAACTGCCATTGCGACAACCCGCCCCGTAAACGTTTCAGTCGCTAATGTCACGCCATTGTTTCCATCATCATTAAAAATCTGACCGTCTGTATGGTAAGTATAAATTCCGTCATTCAACGCAGACCCAATGATGCGGAAACGCTGACCATTTGCAACCAACGAATCAAGGCTAATTGTGCCGCCGATTATTTCAAACGTGCCATCATAAATGGCATACTCAAAATAATTATGGACAAAATCACAAACTTCGGTTAGCACTCCGTAGCACCCACTTTCAGCGAGGGCGGTTGACAAAATTAAACCGCCCCCGCTATTCGTCCAACGCCTTAAGCGATGTAAGTATACTTAATCTTAACTGTACCAATAGGCGCCGCCGCAAGCCGTACGCCGTCACGCTCAATGGTGTATGCGGTGATAGGCGTGGAGCCGTCAAGAAGTTCCTGCACACTCACAATACGAGGATGTGCGGTCTTGAACAACAGCGCGTCACCAGCAGAGCCAGTAATCGTCTCGGCGGTAGTAACAGCCGTAGAAGTACCAAAGTACACAACCGCAATACCGTCAAGGAACTCGGCCCACATCGCCATGCCCATCAGAGCAAAGCTTTCACCAACCGCCGTTCCGTAATTGCCCTGCGCATGGAATCCGATAAGATTAGTTTCGCCCTGTACAGTGTACTGCAGACCAAGCTTCGCAAACTCCGAATCACCTGGATCAACATAATACAGGTCGATATTCTCAACAGGAGTAGCAATCACAATGCCGCGCTCAATCTGCGTGGCAGGAAGCAGGAACAGGGTCTGATAACCAAGAAAATCCTTAATGTAAGTCAAGCCGAACTGCGTCTGAATGCTCACAGCCGCCTGTCCAAGATAATCATACGCATCAAGGATATTAGCAAAACCGACAACACCAGTAATATCCTTCTGCATACCAGCGAACTTGTTAAGGACTTCGCCTTGTGCCTTGGCAAGAGCCGCTTGCCAAGTAGCCGCTCCCCTAATAAGAGAACCAGTATTGAGGAAAGTATAAAACCGTCCCATAACAACATTCTGAAGCTTGGTCAGGAACGCATCATCGGACTTTTCAACCGCAATCGCGGCGCCATAAGTATTTACATCCTCAATTGGAACAGCCTTTGCGTATTTTTCAATCGTCAGATCTTCCTTTGCAGTCTGAACAATAGTGGCTTTGCTGTAAGGAATAACCTCACCGGGACCAACATTCCCGCTTTCCAGCGCAACATCCGCAGTATAGGAAACCAGCGTAGAACCGGGCGCTTTCCGAATCGGACGCATAATGCCGAGGATATTTCTCAGCGCATCCCAATTATCACCAAAGCGAGTAACAAAATCGACTTCCCGCGCAGTCACGTTGGTATAAACATTCGGCAGACTGTCACGAGGATTGGTAAGAGTCTCAGTATTCGTAGCCGCCATTTTCTTTCACCCTTTCTTAATTTCTCAACAAATTTGGATTGTCTGCAAGCGCTTTCTGACGTTCAGCGGTTGACATCTTATAATGGCCGTGTTCGTCCTTGGCGTAAATGTCAGCCCGTGTCATAGTAGTGCCGCTGTGATTGTCAGGCGGTGTCTCCACATCCATTCCCTTTTTGCCTGTTGTCTGGATAAACGCTCCCCATTCATCTTTGATTGCTTTAAGCATATTTTCCGAATCTGCAAACTTGCCGTTTTCGTCCAACTGCTTATCAGACAGATCAGTGATTTTAAGAATTGCGTCAATGCGTTTGCTGTCAACATTGGCATCTTTCAAAAGCTGAGTATAAGCCGCCTTGACCTTTTCCGAACGTTCACGGTTTGCCGTTTCTGTTTTGTAATCGTTAAAGGTCTTGGACAAAGTCTCATACTTCGTTTTCCAATCATCGCCGTTTTTAGCTGTCGCTTCGTCCAACTTCTTCTGGACTTCGACCAGCTTGTCAGCATCCGCTTTGTACTTGTCTCGAAGTTCTTTCAACCCATTTACAGTTTTGTCGTGTTCCTCAATGATAGCTGAAATTTTTGAATCTTCCAGACCCATTGCTTCAAGGAATTTTCGAGTAACCGCCATACTATATTGCACCTTCCTTTTCTTTGGGGCAGTTTCTTTAGCCCAGTGCGTCAAGGTAAGTTCTTCTACCTTGACCAAAGTATAGCGGTATTTGCGGCGCTTGTCAAGAATTTTCGCTCAATATGTCCCACTGACCCGCCGAAGGCGGCATGAGTAACGCCCGTTACAATCCTGATTGACTTTTTGTAATTCTCAAAAATGCTGAAAACCATTGATATATATACATATAGTGATAGTGTGTTACAATGTTACACTGTTACATAGCTTTTTACCCTTACGCGCGGAATAAAAAAATTTTTTTAATTTTATTTTTCTATACACCCTATTATTTTTGCGTGTAACCGTGTAATTTTGTAACGCTTCCTATTATTGATTCTTTAAAACTGTTTTGTAACTTTCCGTTGCAAACGTCACTTTTTCCACGATGTAAGCATTATTATAAAATCGAACCGAATAATACATTGTCAGAAATGTCAAAAATTATTACCACGTTTTTGAACGATTTTAAAGAGAACAAGCAGAAAAAAACAAAACGATTACTTGTTAACCGGAAATTTAAACCGTAGAAAACGGCCAGAAATTGAAAGAAAACACATGATGTAAGAAATGTCCAAAATTGTACCATGATTTGGAACGACTTTGCAGAGATTGAGTAGATTTTTTCTGCACGATAAAATGCTAATGCCTTTTTTGACAGGCCAGAAAACGAAAGAAAACAGGCATTTTGCATTATCCACCTTTCAACACATCTTCAAGCACAGCTTTATACTCTGAAATATGATTTTCGATTGATGGACGAAGATACGGCCTTGCTGGCATTCCGCTTGTTGTATGCCAATTGCCTTTTTTATCTTGATATCTCCAAGACGTTTGTCTTCCTCCACCGCCAGAAGCATGGACCCCCGTTCCTAACTCAACATAAGGAGCATAAGTGACATTAGTTCCAACCATGATAACATTTTTTTCAAAATTATGAGTTATACTATTTTGCAAATTGCCTGTGTCTTTAGGACATGATTTCTTTGCATAACTTTCAGCCATACCGCCAATAATTTCAGCGGCTTTTGCTAACTGCTTTTCCGTTGCACTTTGTACGTATGAAAGGTGAGATTCAAATTTAACTTCAGCCATTATTTTCTCCCATCTGCGAATTTTTGCCGCTTTAAAATTTTTCAAACAAGCTCTATTTGCTCAATCCGTCTTTCCGCTTCTTTTCTTTCTTAATGTTTTCAATTCTGCATGTTCTTCAAACTTTCCATGTTTTGCCGCTTTCCATTCTGAAAACGTTTTATAAGGCAATTCCTCTCCCGTTGTCTGGTCCTCCCAACGTTTTTGTTTCTGATACTTCGGATAAACATATGCCAACGTGCAACGACAATTATACACAAGTTCTGGAGGGGCTAACGGGTCACCAGGATATGCAATCTCCATCCCGTCAACCTTAAACGACTCATTAACACCGACAATTTGTCCATCAAGATAAGCATGAGTATCTCTAACCCTATTATCATGAGCGGCAACCCATTGTTTTTTTACCTCAATTCCCATTTCTTCAGCTTCGTGCAACCGCTCCATTCGTCCCGCATTTTGTGCACCAGTAACCGCCGTTCTTGCGAACATATCCATTTTTGAACCATTACTGGTTGAAAGCTCAGAAACAAGCCTATTCCCAATATCTGTGATTGCTTCGCCCTGTACAATGCCCTGAGTTACTGCATTCTGTACACGCTTTTCATTCCAAATATAATCTTTCGGTTCGTCAATCTTCCATTCTGGTAGCATTTGTGGATTGTCCTTCAACAATCGTTCAACTGTTTTTGCATCATACAAATCAAACGAAACAGCACCTTTTAATTCCTTTTCCATACCATAAGCTGTAATGTTCGCAAAATCTACAAAAACGCTCTTGGTTGTACCGCCTATAATTTCACGAGCTTTCTTGTCTGCATCAACATAAACCTTCGTTATATCATCAAGCTTTTGTTTCCATCGTTCGCCTGTAAAGACCTGACCTTTGAGCCACTTTTTATAATCTGCTTGTGTAATTTTCCCAGCCTTAACATCTGCCAACATTTGAGCCGCAATCCTCTTGTGAGCTTTCCAAAAATCGGCTGTTTTTCGTTTAACTTCTTTCGCCGCTTGAGAATATACCCGCTTGATTTTTTCTGTCAAAATATCCTCTGGTGTTGCCATTGTAATCCCCACTTTCAAAATACCGTCAGAAATTCGTTTTAAGGCGGTTCTAACACTCGGATGATACTTTATACCACCAACGCATTAGACCCGCCTTAGAACGCAAATTTACCGCCTTAAATCGTGTTTTCTTCAGACTCTTCTTCGTTGAAATCTGGCACATCTACCGAGAACCTGTTTTGATTTTCAAGTCCCTTTCGCTGGAGGATACCGCCGATTTCATCAACTGAAATATTAGGCAACTTTTGTAAAATTGTTTCATCGTCCAGATACTGAGCTTCCATCATAACCATCTGGACCTGTTCTGATTGATTAGAAATTCTGTTCCGCTTAAAAACGGGTGTATCTTCAATTCCCATCAACGCGAGAATCTGCTGAATAAACCGAATAATTTGGTACTCAAAATCATCAGCATTTTCATCAAGTGGCTGATAAGCCGCATCGATATGGTCATTAGTCGCACCAGCCGCAATTGTATGAACGTCCAAACCGCCGAAATCCTCATAAATACCAGCCCTTATACCGTCAAGATACGTTTGCCGCGCTTGGAAAGGAATTTCCTGAGTGTACGGAGTAACGCCGCTGTTATCCGTGTCCGCTACTGCAATATGCTGAATCTTCAATCTGTCACGGAAACGTGTCAATTCTGCATCTGTCATGCCGCTACAATTCGACAGAATCCAATAAATCTGAGCGCAATCCGTCAAATCATTAGCAAAACCAGACCGAATCAAATCATAACTGTCAATTGCCCTTTGCATTCCAACGAGCGTGGACTGATGCAATTTTGAACCCCACAACGGCACAATGGGCAATGCTCCGTAAT